ATGTTATTTGTGGGGTCGTAGAGTGCCATTTTCCGTATTACTATCTATTAGGCGAGCCGCCATATATCCTTCTTTGGCATGCCCTTGAAGCGGTCCAACGGGAAGAAGGGAACAGCCTTCCACTCGGTCTGCGGGATGAACGCGACCTTGGACACGATGTTGGAGTAGTAGTACCTCTTGATGCACTTCCTGTAGGGGGTCAACTTGGGGTCTGATTTCAGCATAGCGTAGGTAATGTTGAAGAAAGCATCGGCACGGGGATTGGTGGCCCAGTTCTTGTCGTTCACATACTTGAGCAACTGGTTCAGGAAGCCGGATCTGGAACCGGGGGGCAGGTAGTGCAGGTTCAAGCCCAGAAACCCAGCCCCCTTCGGACACAGGATGATGACCACGGGGAACTCGTCCCAAAAAGGCAGGTCATCTTTTGTCTTTGGGTTGTAGCCGAAGAACGCCATGATCCCCGGCTTGATGGACTTGTTCTTGGCGAGCGTCTTTGAGTTGTCAATGAAGGTGCTCTGCCGCATACCCGTCTTGATCTTGGAAAAGCCGGTCTTGGCCAGCCTGTTCAGAGACTGCTGGACTTCTCTCTTGCTCATTTCTTGGCTCCGAAGATGTTGTCCTCGGTCAGGATGCGGAACCGCCACCCGCGATTCTCACAATAGTCCTCGGCAGCACTCCATTTGGCGGAGTTGATCATCCAGTTTCGGATTTCATAGACCTTTGACTTGGAGACTTTTTTGGTCGTTGGCATCTCGGGTTTGACGGTTTGTTTCTTGGGTTTGACCTCAATGAGGCACTCCTCAACAGACCCATCAGGCTTCCGAAGTCGGACCCAGAAATCAACGAAGTATCGGTGCCTTCTCCCATCCAGAGGGGAGATATAAGGAATGATGACCTCTTCGGATGACCACTCAATGACGGAGTCGTTCTCGTCACAGAATACCATCATCCGACGCTCCCACAGCGACCGATAGAAGCACAGTGAGGGATCGCCTCGGTACTTCTCTGGTTTTCGCGGCATGTACTTGCCCTTGTATGGACCCTGCTTGCCCATCCGACACCTCTGCCTATTTATGGACAGGCAACCACTAAATAGGTGAGACATGTTCAACAAGCAAAACATACTTGGTTACATGGATTCCTTCACCAACCCGATCAAGCGGTTGGATTTTTCTCGCGGCACATTCGGAAACTTTGAGGCTAGGCTCAGGGAGATGAATCGCCGAAACCTCGGTCCGTCCTATTCCAAATACCCATCCGATCTTGGTCTCAATCCGGAGTACCAGACGGTCATGCAGATTGACATTTGGGAGAACGACTCCAAGGTGCTGGGTACGAGACGGACTACCGTGGTCAAGGAGTTGGGAGACAAAGTAGTAGGCAGCGTTGAATCCAACAAGACAGCAGGCGATGGTCAGGAGAGGGATCCTCTGGACATGGCTCTGGGTGGACTCCAAACGGCTGGAACCGCTCTTGTCGGTGCAGGAAGCCAGATACTGAATGCTAGTGTCACCCCCCTCATGGCAGGTGATCTTCGCGGCAAGGGAACCGGCGAGTTCTCGTATACCGAGGAGCAGACTGGTCTTGCGGGAGGAACCAAGTTCACTGGCAAGAGACTCTATCTCTACCTGCCGTCGGCTATTGAGTCCAAATATGGATTCACATATGAGAGCAAGGATATGTCTTCCTTGGGTCCGCTTCAGTTGGGTAAAGCCATGGCGGAAGGCAACATGGAACTTGCTGCGGAGTTGGGCAAGCAGATCGGTATGGCCAATCTGGGCAAGGTGGTGGGCAAGGTGGCTGAGGCGGTCGGGGTTGAGGAAGGCACGCTACAGGCGTTCTCCGAAGCCACGCAGCGACAGGTGGTCAACCCAATGACCGTCCACATGTTCAAGGCGGTTGATCGTCGCAGTTTCTCCTTCTCATGGACTTTCTACCCGAAGAACCGCGAGGATCTGGCGAATGCCTACGAGATAATCCACACCTTCAAGTACTACGCACACCCGCGTAGGTCCGAGGGAGCGGGCAGGTTTTTGGATTATCCCGCCGAGTTCAAGATTCGTTTCTGCAACTATGACGGCACGGAGAACCAATACCTGCCCAGAATCATGAGATGTGTGGCAAAGAGCGTGTCCGTCAAGTACGGCGAAGACGGTGTGTTCTCCACCTTCCAATACGACCAACTGGGATCTCCTCCGACCAAGATCGTCCTCTCGGTGGACTTTGACGAGTTGGAACTCCTCACGCAGGACAGGTTTGAGATTGCACCGGGAACCATCAACTCGCCATAAGGAGTGGAATAGGTGGGATACTTTGACTTCATTCCCAAGACCCCGTATCGCATAGAGGATGGCAACGCAACGATTGCCAAGAATATCCTCACGCGCGTACGCATTCTGGACGCGACAAAGGATTCGCAGTCCACCTTCCTTGACTACACCATACAAGACGGCGAGAGACCTGAGACGCTGGCGGAGCGTGTGTACGGGAGGTCCGACTATCACTGGATCATCCTCATGTTCAATGAGATCATTGATCCTTACTTCAGTTGGCCCCTCAGCAACGACCAGTTGGACGATCAGGTTGAGAAGATCTACGGGAACGGAAGGAAGGCGTTGTTCATTGATGTGCCGAGCATCCGCCTTGACAGCGAGAAGGTGAACGCCCTGCTTGACCAGAGGAAGCCGTACTTTGAGGTCGGAAGCACGATCACCCAGATTGATGTATCGGATGGAACCACCGTCCTTGCCACAGGAACAGTGGAAGAGTGGAACCCGACTCTCATGAAACTGGTCGTGATGCCCGTCAGCGGGACATTCCGAAAGCAATGGGAGGGGCAGCAGGCAATCCGACCGAACAGCACTACGGACGCTAGTCTGGTTTATGACATTCTGTTCACGACCAAGGACGGGACCAAGGGCAAAGCGTGTCTCGTACGGCTTACCGACGAGAACAAGATGGCGATACATCACTTTGAGAACGAGAACGGGGAGGAGGTGTCCCCATGGACCAACACATGCGACCACCTCAAGTCTCCGTCAAACTGCGATACTTGTTCGGGTGACTTCGGGTGGTGTACGGTGATTGAGTCATATGTGCTCGGCAACTCGGAGACACCGGTGGTCAGAAAGCCGGAGATTGACGAGACCATGAATGTCTTCGTGGTCACGAACGCCCAGTACGAACTGAACCAAAACGAGTCCAAGAGACGCATCAAGATGATGCGAAGCGACTTGATTGATGTGGTGTTGAGAGAGTTCCGCAGAATCGTGGATAACACGGTGACATAATGGGAACGACAAATGATAGAACCATGGAGAAGCCCGGTGATGTCATCATTGATGATATCACCCTGAAGTCATACAACGGCTTTGAGATGAGCCTCAAGGGTCTGTTCCAGAACTTCATCCTGTACGAGGACATCTTCTCCAACTACATGACGGGGTCCATCACCATCGTTGACTCGATGAACCTGGTGAAGAACTTCCCCATCATCGGGGCAGAGACCCTCCGCATCTCGTATTTCACACCGAACTACTTGGATGGGGCGGAGGATCACAAGCCGGTGACCCTGAACTTCCGCACCTTCAAGGTGTCCAAGTACATAGAGACGGCTCAGGAATCGGCACTCATGGTTACCATTGAGTTCATGTCCGAGCAGGGCATCAAGAGCATGCAGACCAAGGTCTCCAAGGCATACACCAACATGTCGGTCGCCGACATGATCCGCAGCATAGACGAGGAGTACCTTGCGAGCGACAACACCGACTACTCGGATGTGTATTCCGCCATCACATCCGGTGCTGCGACTGGTATACTCAGTCCCGTCCCCGGTGGGACGATCTTGGGTGCGGCTACCGCAGGGCTGTACGCATACAGGAATCGCGAGGAGAAGATACCGCTTCGGACATTCACTCCAACCTTTGACCTGCGGTCATATGTCATACCTTATTGGAGTCCCCTATACGCCATCAACTGGCTGTGCCATAGGGCAAGATCCGAGACGGACACCCGCAAGTGCGACTTCGTGTTCTACGAAAACTCCGAAGGATTTCACTTCACTTCCTTGAGCGACCTCAAGGAGATGGGCAAGTTGCCGAACAGGTATCACCACTACACCAATTACCCCGAAGGCTTCCGAAACAAGGAGTCCGAGAGGATGTTGGCGACCGAGATGCGGAATGTCATCTTCGCCAAGATACAGGACTTTTCGGACAAGGCAAAGCAGCAGGCATTGGGAATGCTGGCATCGTCCATCTATACCCACGACCTCACGACCAAGAAATGGACGCTTGATACCTTTAGTTACGACGACCAGTTTGACAGCAACATGGCGTTGAACAAGAATCCGATCATGCCGCGAGGCAAGAACAACTACTCCACGGCACCGTACGCCCACATGAAGATGTACCCCAACTCCTCGTTCACCACGAAGACAGGGATCACCGTCCACGATCCTAACGAGACGGTGCTGAAGAGGCAGTCGTTGCTGAACCAGATGAACTCCATGAACATGGTGGTTGAAGTATGGGGCGACACTACCGTCAAGGTCGGCAGCGTGGTGAAATACACTCCCGTTGTGAAGGAGTTCAATAAGAAGATTGACAAGTGGGAAGACGATTACCTAAAGGGCTTCTATCTCATCACGGCGATACGCCATGTGATCACCGATCGTGAGCACAAGATGACGATGACCCTCTCGCGGGACTCGTTCGCCGAGCCGCTGGCCGACCAGAAGAAGGCACAACTTCAGTTGGGAGAACAATGAGCGTCCATAATCATGAACCTATGAAGCCGGACTTCATGGGAAAGAACGGGTTCGTGTGGTGGCAAGGAGTCGTTGAGGACATCTACGATCCTCTTCGTCTCGGGCGTGTGCGTGTGCGTGTGCTTGGGTGGCATACGGATGACAAGGCGGCGATCCCCACGGACAGCCTTCCTTGGGCTGCGGTTCTCATGCCCGCGAACAACCCGTTCGTCAGCGGCAAGGGATGGTCTCCCAACGGGCTGCTACAAGGTTGCTGGGTGGTGGGGTTCTTCCGCGATGGCTTGAACGGACAGGAGCCAGTGGTCATGGGGACCATCGGTGGCATCAACACCATCACCATCCCCCTGCCGTCTCCGGAGGACATGCCGTTCGGATATGGGTTCGGCGGTGCGTTCGCCGACTATGCCGCCAACATGATAAAGCAGAGGGAGAAAGAGATCGTCTCGGTTCTGGACAAGACCAAGAACGACGCGGGTCTCAAGCCCAACCAGTTGCCGCAGAATCCCGTGATTGACACAAGCCGTGGGTTCGCCGATCCGGAGGGTGTCTATCCCATGGTCTCACGCATGGGTGAGCCTGACACCAACCGTCTCGCACGCGGGGAGAATGTCCAGTACACAATCGTCAACAAGAAAAACAACAGCCGCGTATCCACCGAGACCGCCATCGCGGGATACTGGGCCGAGCCGGTGTCAGCATATGCCGCCAAGTACCCATTCAACCATGTCTATGAGTCGCCCGCTGGACATGTGATTGAATATGACGATACGCCCGGCTCAGAGCGGCTTCATTGGTATCACTGCTCCGGCACATTCAACGAGGTCCATCCCAAGGGCGGCGAGGTCCACAAGGTCGTTGGCAACGCATGGGACATCACCATGAACGACAAGATGATCTATGTGAAGGGCAATGCCTCGTTCAACGCTGGCAAGACCCTCAAGATCATGATGGGCAAGGATCTGGACATAGAGGTGGCGGGCGATGTCAAGATGCTGGTGAACGGCAACATGACCACCGATGTCAAGGGCAATTTCCTACAGAAGATCAAGGGGTCTTACACGACGGTCAGCGAGGGACCGATGGTTCTCATATCCCCCCGCATTGACCTCAACCCCGAGGGAGAGCAGCCGTCAGCCGTTGACACTCTCATGGACAAGGCACGCGATCTGGTCAATGGATTGATCGGTTGGTTCTCCACGCCGGAGACCACGGTGGAGACAACCGCGGAGCAGCCGCCGGTCCAGCCTCCGGTTGAGGAGTTCAAGGAGGCTCCGCAGGAAGGGACACCACAAGATAAACCTGATCCAGATGAACCGGCAACATTTGATCAGATCAAGGCAAGATACGGCATGCTGACCGATGAATCGGCACAATACCTTGAGTTGTTGATCATACCGATGAACAAGGTTGATTCGGTCGTTTCCAGCACAAAGGGGTCTTTGCGGAGTGATTTCAACGATCCAGACAAGCAACTTCTCGGTCTTACAAGAACGGCCAAGAGACAAGGACTTGACACATTTGAAGATTTTGAAGGATAAAGAAGGGGGTGATAGATGAGCGTAGCACTTATCAACGCATCAAAGGCGGCGGCGAACTACAAGACGGCGAATGCCGTCAGCCAGTCCGGTCAAACGCCCCCAAACTCGTCAACAGCGACGAATGCCAAGAAGTCAACCGGCTCCGGCAAGATGTACAGCGTGGAGAGCATTGAGGGTTACCAGAGTGCATCAAGCCTGAACTCGTACGCGGCGTTGTCGGCACAGCAGAAGGCGACGGCAAGCACCAGCGAGGATGTCAGCATCAAGGGAGCGATTGCTGTCCCCGTGGCGACGGACTTCTCGGAGTCCAAGAAGAGCCTGAACGAAGTTGCGGCTACAAAAGGCCAGTTGGCTTCCGTCCCCGACATTGATGTCTGCTCTTTCTTGAGCAAGATACCGCCCATCAAGATTGACCTGAATCCGGACTTGGGTGGAGGAAATCAGTTGTCCGATTTGATCGGTGAGATCAACGGGATCACGCTCAGGGGCATGCAGATGGTATCGGATGCCATCGTCGGGGTGGTCGGTGGGATCGGTGCCGCCATCGGTGACACCGCCAAGGCAATAGATGATGCAATACCGGACATCAAATGTGGTTCGCCTCCACCCGAGATCACCGTGGACCTTCCTATACCTACGGCTTCGGCCCTGACCCAACCACCTGTTCCCGCTGCTCCGACACAGGTAGTTCCCGATGTAGAGTACGGCACGGACCCACAGATCACAATTGAAAGTCCGGATGTGACCGTCAAGAGCATAGACGATGTCTTGGATGCGGGTGAATTCTGATGGTACAGATGGTAGGCACACAACCAATTGATTTTTATTACCCAGATGGGTTGAGCGGTCAAGCCATAACTCCATCCAACAACAACGAGGGGTGCATAGATTGGATTACGGAAAGAATAATAAACTATCGCTACGCAGGCGCAGACGCACAGAGACCCATATTTGAGAACACCCTCATCGGCAAGAACCGGACGGGTTGCGACAGCCCGTCGCTCCGTGTGAGTGCCGAATACAGGAGACAACTGGGACCGAACAACCCATCCACCGGCAGGAGGACAACGCAGACCGTCTGCTCCGGAGTTGGTCCGATAAAGTATGCCTACATCACGGGTAAGTTGCCGGACACCCTGACCTTCAACATTGATACAGGAAGTTTTGAGGGGTGCATTCCGGAACTGGACACCTTCCTCGGCAAGGATGTCCTCGGCTCGGAGATGACACCACCTCGGACCGCGAGCGGAGCGGACGGTCTGGCGGTCTCTGACTACGGCTTCAACTACGGCGAGCAGGAGCCTCAGAGATATGACGAGACAAACTACGCGAGCGGGGGGTCAAGTGCTCTGTATTTGGGAGGATTTGGTACTGCAATCTCCATTCCGTTCATTGCAAGGGCGTTTGATTCGTCCGATCCGTACGGCAACTATATTGATGGGGAGTTCGTACTGAATGTCCTGAACAATTGGTCATCCGATCGTGACTCGCTCGTCCTAAATATCAGGAATCAGATGTACCTTGACGGTAAACCAGTGACGAACGCCGAATATCTTAACGGCATGAAGGCTAAGGGTTACTTCAACGACATCGGGACATGTACTTGCGACGAGGAGTGATATGCCCGCAGCCCACCGAAAAGCCGATCTATGCACAGGACACGGATGCTTCCCGCCAAGACGAAATCTTGACGGCTCGTCCAATGTGTTCGTCAACAGCCTTGGTTGGCACCTGAAGGGTGGGAAGTGGGCAACTCATTGCTGTGGAGATTCATGTCATCAGAGCACTACTGCGGAGGGTTCCTCTTCCGTTTTTGTAAACAGCAAGCCAGCGACCAGAATCGGTGATCCGGTTGACTGCAATTCGGCATGCGGTAGAGGAAGCCCAAATGTATTCGCAGGAGGTTGACTGAGATGATTTTAGGAATCGCACCGGAGTCGTGGTTCAATATCGGGTTCGGAATTGCCTGTCTTGCCGCCGGTCTGTTGGGCGGATGGGGATGGAAGGGCAAGGTGGACAAAAAGGGAGAAGAACGCGAGAAGGAGGATGCCTCCATCAGCAAGTCCGACTACCAGACGAGGCACAGCAATGTCCATGACCTGCTGACCACCCTGAGAGTTGAGACCGGAGCCACCCGTGCCAAGATCGGTCACTTCCACAACGGCGGCAAGTTCCTTGACGGAAGCCCCATGAAGAAGTTCAGCATCACCCATGAGTCGTGCGTGCGGGGGGTTCCCTATGACGGACCGCAGTTGCAGAACATTCATGTGACCCTCTTCTGGGACATGATTGAGAACATGCGGGACAATGGGGGCGGTCTTCACAAGACTGATGACATGCGGGACGGTTACTTCCGTTCCTACAACAAGTCCAACGACACCGTCGCATACGGCATCCTGCCGATCATCAAACAAGACCTGTACATAGGGTTCATCATGCTGGAGTGGTTTGACGATCAGACCCCTCCACACGACGATCCCAGTTTCGTAAGCACTTTCCGACAGATGCGGGATTACATTGAGTTGGAACTCGCATTGAGGTGACCTATGGCTAAGTTCGTGGATCTGGACATCAACTTTGACCGCAACCCCTTCACGGGAGATGTCGTGGTCCGCACCGAAGAGGAAGCGGTCAAGAGATCGCTTCGCAACCTGCTCCTCTACAAGAGAGGGGAGAAGCCTTTCCATCCCGAAATCTCCTCTGGACTGATTGACCTTCTGTTTGAGCCTGTTGATCCCATCATGGTCATGGAACTGCGGAACCGCATCACCCACATGATCGCCAGATACGAACCCCGCATCAAGGAAGCCGAGGTAGATGTGGCACATGTGATAGATAAGAACGAGATCCGCGTGACCATCAAGTTCGCGATGTTCAACATCCAGCGGGTGTTCAGCACAACCATTACCCTCCAGAGGATGAGATGAGCAACAACACGGCAAACACCCCGATTGACTCGCTTGAGTTTGACCAGATCAAGACGAACCTGAAGGACTACCTGCGTGGGCAGCAGCAGTTCAAGGATTACGATTTTGAGGGGTCGTCCCTGTCCATCATCCTTGACCTCCTCGCCTACAACACCCACTATCAGGCATATTACGCCAACATGGCGGCGAACGAGTCATTCCTTGACTCCGCCGTCATCCGCCCATCGGTCGTTTCGCTTGCCAAGCACCTTGACTATGTGCCTCGCTCCAAGAAGGCGGCAACGCTCGTCGTGGATGTTTTATATGACAACGATGTTACCGATCAGGTCATCGGGGGCAAGTTGTTCCTTGAGAAGAATCGGGTCTTCCGTGGGGTGGACCAGAACGGCAAGGCGATCAACTTCGTCAACCTACAGACGCATCAGGTGACTCGGCAGGGAGGGGTCAACGCCGCGAGAGGGGTGGTGCTTTCCCAAGGCAACCTCAAGTCCGTCTCGTTCATCGCGAACACCACGGAAGTGGTCGCTCCCACCTTCACCATCCCCGACAAGAACATAGACATTGATACCCTGAACATCATCGTCCAGCGTTCCACCACCACCACCGAAGGATCGGCGAACCTGTGGGTACGAGGCAGGGACATCACCAAGTTGAGCGGGGACACCCGCGTGTTCTTCGTTCAGGAGGGCAGCAACGGCTTCTGGCAGTTCTACTTCGGGGACGGCATCCTCGGAAGGCAGATCCAGAACGGCAACCTCATCACAGCGACCTACCTAACGACATCGGGTTCGGCTGGCAACGGGATCGGTTACAACGATGACATCCGTTACGCCGGAACCATACAGAATGCCCTGTCCGTGTCCGTACAGACCGAAGATGACGGGACGGTCATCCCATCGTTCGGGGGCGAGGACGAGGAGAGCATTGACTCAATCAAGTTCTATGCCCCTCGCACCTATCAGGCGCAGGAGCGTGCGGTCACCGCGGACGATTATCTCGCCGTGCTGGGACGGGAGTACTCCAGCCGAGCCGACTCCTACTTCATCTGGGGAGGCGAGGAGAACATCCCGCCGCAATACGGCAAGGTGTTCATCAGCATCCGTCCCAAGCAGGGTCGTCGGCTGTCTTTCGGCGAGAAGCAGGCGATTGAGAAGAGCATTCTGGGAGAGCGCAATCTCGTCACGATCACGCCCGAGGTGGTGGACCCCGATTTCCTGTACATCATCCCCACCATCACGGTCTATTACGACGAGGCCAAGACGGTCCTCAACTCAACCGGCATCGCAAGCAAGGTCCGCGACTTCGTGCTGGTCTACAATGGCGAGGAACTGGGAGGCTTCCAGAAGAACTTCCGATCGTCCAACTTCACCTCGCTGATTGATGCCTTGGCTCCGACCATCAACTCCAACACCCTTGAGTTGAAGTTGGCGAAAGCACTTGAGCCGTCGTTGGGCAGGTCATCCACCTATACGGTGCGATTTGACAACGCTCTGTATCACCCGATTGACGGCTACACTCCCATCTTGAGCAGCCAGTCTTTCGTATATCAGGACGCGACATCGTCTGCCTTGGTGAAGCCGAATGTGACCGCCTACCTTGAGGATGACGGCTACGGGATCGTCCGCATCTACAAGATCGTCAACAACTCAAAGGTCATCATCAAGCCCAACATCGGCACGATTGACTACGAGACGGGACTGGTGACCCTGAAGAACTTCGCTCCGGTGACGCTTGCGGATGGCAGGACGGAAATCCGCATCACGGTCCAGCCGAGGAATCGGGACATCTTCTCGCGGCGCAACCAGATCATTGAGATTGACATTGATGGTGTCTCCGTCACCGCCGTGCCCGAGAAGACCAAGATTTACAATTCATCCACCGATTCAACATTCCCGAGGTGATTCATGGGCATTGATGACAACAAGCAACTGTCGGAGTTGGTGTCAAGCCAACTGCCCGAGTTCGTGCGGGTGGACCACCCCACGCTTGTTGCCTTCCTTTCGGCATACTACGAGTGGCTTGACCTTCGGAGGGACAGCGGCTTGCTGGTATCCCCGATGTCCATGCGAGATGTGCCGGATGTGGACCGGACGATGGACCAGTTCATCGCGGAGTTCAAGAGCGAGTACCTGTTCCAGTTTCCTGAGTCTCTGGCGGTCAGTTCGCAGACCGGAATGCCCGTTGACGATCGCAAACTCATCAAGACCATCAAGCAGTTCTACCGAGCCAAGGGCACGGAGAAGGCATATGAGTTCCTGTTCCGCATCCTGTACGATACGGGGGTTGAGTTCTATTACCCCAAGCAGGACATCCTTCGCCTGTCCTCCGGCAAGTGGGTACAGAACAACTACCTGCGGGTCTCCAATGTGATCGGCGACAGCATCTTCCGTGCGGCTGGCAACAACATCGTGCAGAGGGACTCGTCGGGCATTCTTGCGACGGCAAGGGTCGTCAGCGTGTCCGTATACCAGAAGGGCAACTTCAATGTCGCCGAACTGCTCATCAGTGGTCGTAACGGAACCTTCCGCACGGGCGCGAGATACGGCTTTGAGTTCACGGACGGAGACGAGACATTCAGGGAGAATCGCATCTACAGCGTGGTCTCCTCGGTCAACATCACCGATGGAGGTGAAGGATATCGTCCGGGTGATAGGGTCGTGTTTGAGTCCACGGGATCGGATGTCGGACAGAGAGCCTATGGCACCGTGACGCAGGTGGACTCGGCAGGCACCGTCCAGAAGATCAAGATTGAGGACTTCGGCATCAACTACGAGGTTCCCCCGATCGTCAGGATCAACAGCGTGAGCGGTTCGGGGTTCGTGGGGACGGCTGTTGTAGGTTCCCTATGCTCGGAACTGGGCTACTATGCCAACAACGACGGCAGGTTGAGCACCAACAAGGTCATTCAGGACAACCATTTCTACCAGAACTGGTCGTATGTCCTGAAGTCGGAGGTGGTCATTGATACCTACCGAGAGGCCATCCGCAAGTTGATTCACCCCGTGGGTACGGCGATGTTCGGCTCCGTGTCGGTCAAGCGTTGTACTAAGGACAATCTGGGGCAGAATGTGGTCCTTGACTCGTTCAAAGTGCCTTACATCGGCAACTACCTCCCGTATACCTTCAGCACATACGACAACCTCAAGAACTGGTTCGGGGACACCGGCACGGCTGGATATCACCCCGAGGTTCATGATAGGCTGATTAGATTGACGAGTCCCACCGACCCCCCGCAGATTTCCGGAAACCCTATCAGCAACTCCATATCCTTCGTGGAGTCAACCATAGGTGCATTGGGACAGACAGGTGTCTCTGGATACACGGGAGCCGCATATACAAGACCACTCAACTCGGATGAGCCGTACTGGTTCGTGTACGAGCACCCGAACAACAGCCCGTCAATCGCAAACACCAAGCACATTGCCAAGGTTTGGTCCGACCAGTTGAGGGGCAGATGCGACTTCCTGTCATGGCCCGAGTGGACGCTCCAGAGCGGGACCGACGAGGATCGCAAGGATTGGGAACTTGCGATGCCCACCGGAACCACCGGTTGCTGCGTCGGCGTGGACGGGCAGACGGTCAGTTCCTATGGTGGATTCACTGGAACGAACCGATGGAGATCGGACAATACCTTCAAGTACGCCGAGTTGGTCTATGCCGAGGACGAGAGTGAATTCCGGAAACTGACCGCTAGGTCTTTCTTTGAGATGGGTGTGGGGGACAAGAACTTCAACTGACGAACGAATCAGGTTCAGCGAGGGGTGTTTGATGTCCGTCCTTCCCTGAACATCACCTCGCCAAGAAACGGGTCAACATTCTCGTTCACGCCCAATCCGGAGAATGACCCCGAACTGTCCAAGGAAGAGATCCTGAAGATTGGGGGAGACAAGTTCCAATACAGGGCGGTGCTTCCTGTGGAATACGAGATCGTCAATCCGCAGGCCATGATTGACTACCCGATCGCCGGAGTCATGGCCATTCTAGACAACGGGCAGAAGATATATGACTACAGGTTGAGCGGCTCCGTTTTCTTCTCTGGGGTGGAGGATGGGAAGCACACCATCACCGTCAAGTTCTTTGACGATAAGAAACGACCGATGGAATACCTGCCGACATCCACCATCACCGTGGTGTATGGGCTGAACCCTGCCAAGAGCGGCATCCTCTTCTCCACCGTACAAGGACCGATTTCACTATCCACGGCGATATCCGAAGTCTTGGTCTCGGAGGTCTAAATAAGAAGCCATGGCTTGCGATCCATTCCTCCAGAACCACAAGAGAGTCGCCGCAGACCGCCTGATGGGCATCTATGATGACCTAGACGGTAACAACCTGTTCCTGTCCATAGGCAGAGTTGCCGAATGGCCAGACGAACAGAGTCCCCCCGTCAATCAGGACAGCGTCCAGTCCGAGACCGATTTCTGGAGACGGGTTCTTGCCCACAAGCGGATTGATCGGCAAGATGTGTCTCTGGTTGTCCGCAGATATGACTGGGAGAGTGGACAGGTCTATGCCGCCTACAGGGACAATGTTGACCTCTACGATGACCTGAACCCATCCAGATTCTATGTGCTGGTTGATCAGGAGAGGGTCTACAAGTGCATAGACAACAACGGAGGAGCAGCATCCACCGTCCCTCCCACGCACACGGACGCGGAGATCCGCAGGCTTTCGGACGGCTACCGGTGGAAGTTCCTGTACCAAATTTCCGAGTCCAAGCGAAAGTTCCTGACCAAGACGCAAGGTGATGCCATCGGATACATGCCGGTGGAGTATGTGCCTTACCTGAACCAGAACGACGAGCGGTTTCTCCAGTGGAACATCCAGAACGCGGCAGTCAACGGGGAGATCGGGTTCGTCTACTTGAATCCGGAAGTCGCCCCGTTCGTCTACACGGAAAAGTGCTTGCTTCCCAGCAACGGGAATGATGTGGTCGGCTCATTTGCGGTCGGTGCCACCTTCGTGAACATCACATCTTCGCTCATGATTCCGGCGGATGATTACTACAACAACATGGTCCTGTCAATAGACAGCGGTCCGGGACAGGGTCAGCGAAGGAGAATCTCGTCATACAAGGGATTGACCACCTATTCGCAGGTCATCTTGGACCAGCCTCTCTCTGCTGCTCTGGTGTCCGGTGCCACAGGTTCAAAGTTTTCAATCGTGCCGAACATACGGGTGGTTGGAGACGGCACCGCATACAACAAGCAGTACAACCCATATGCCACATCCGCAGAGGTGCTGGTCCGCATCGGCGGCACAAGCGGTGTTCCTGAAACGGACGGTTCTTGTCTGGATATCAATGAGGCAAGAGTGGTTGATTCCATTGAACTGGTTGATGGGGGCAAGGATTACACATTTGCGTCTCTACAGGTGGTCGCCGGGCTGACCATGCCAAGCAGAAAAGCCTTCTTGGGCATAGACAACTTCGGCATACCCGTCATGTCTCCCAAGGGAGGACATGGTTCGGATGCGGTGAAGGAACTCGGTGCGTCATCGTTGATGATCGTCAAGGACTTTGACCGGACCGAAGACGGCACGATCAGCACCAGCAACGAGTTCCGTCAGGTCGCCATCATCCTGAACCCGTTGCTGGAGGAAAAGCAGGTCCGGCTGAACTTCCGAACCAACGGGCTTCCCGCCTCATTCGTCGTGGGTGCTACGGCAACCCAGACAGGAATGACCGCCACCGGAGAGGTGGTGTCGTGGTATGTGGGAGCCACCGGTTTCACCGGAACATCCGAACTCGTTCTCACGAACATTCGGGTCGGTGACTTTGCGTATGGTGCGACCGTCGGTAACTTCACAGTCTCCCGTGTTGATGAACGAACCGTGGCAGGGACAGAGGTGCGACGGCTCGTTCGCATGGAACTGGTGCCTATTGACGAGTTCGGGATCAACAACGATGACTTCAAGCGAGGTCTCCTTGTTCAAGGAATGGGTGACATCGCCGATGGTCTGCTCCCGTCAAGAACCATCGGCGAGATCTACTCATGGGAACCGGAGCCTGCCACAAGCCGACTTGGTTTCCTCTATGTTGAGAACACCAGCGGCGAGTTCAAGGTGGGAGAGGCAGTCACGCAGGTCAATCCTGTCACCAATACGATGGTCAACGGCATCACGGGAATAGCCAAGATCGCCTCGCTCACGACCGTGGTCAGAGGAAAGAAAACCTACGACCAGACATCTGAGGTGGTCCTTTCCGCAGCGGTGGGCGCGAACAATTTTGCGGCGGATGATTTCACCGAGGACGGATATCTTAAGTTCGTTTCTGGTCTCACCGAATCCAATGGTTATGTGGTGGAATGGGTTCCCACGGGAACGACAGGATACATGCGACTCAGCGGAACGAACGGAAGATTTGTATCCGGAATGTCGGTGGCCAGTCCATCAGGCATCACCGCTTCCATCACCAGCGTCTTGGGGCAATCCGAGATGCAATACGGCTCGGGAGACATCCTATACATACAGAATGTCCGCCCCATCGCCCGAAATTACGACCAACGAGAAGAGTTCAAGATAGTCATAGACTTCTGAGGATGACCGATGCCATCATACGACCCCAACCTGTTCAATGTAGACCCCTACTACGATGACTACTCGGAGGACAAGAAGCATCTCCGCATCATGTTCCGTCCGGGCTACGGCGTTCAGGCACGGGAACTGACCCAACTCCAGACCATCCTCCAGAACCAGATTGAGCGGTTCGGCTCGCATGTGTTTGACGAGGGCAGCATCGTCCTTGACGGGCAAATCACGACCAACAACCTGAAGTATGCTCGCGTCACTCTCGGTTCGGGCGTGACGCACACCGACTTCATCGGCACGACCATCTATAACAACAGCATCGCATCCCCATTCACCGCAGCATATGGACGGGTAGTTCATGCCGAAGGTGGGATTGTCGGCGACCCATCTCCGGTCCTGTTCTTTGAATACCTCGCGGGCGGGACGGGATTCACATCTTCCAATGTGATTGCGGCGACCGCGTCCAATGAGCAAACCATCACAGCCACCGTCACCGGTTCGGTCGGAAACGCGACCGTCGTTTCGGTAGACAGGGGTGTCCGTTTTGTGGAAGGGTATTTCGTCCTGAACGATGCCCAGTCCATCGGTGCTTACAGCCTTTCCGGAAGCATGCGTTCATATGAGAGTCCGACCACAAGCGTCGGCTTCGCGGTGAACAAGGAGTTCGTCACATCGGATGATGACGAGACCCTCACAGACCCCGCTTTCGGATACTACAACTACTCCGCACCGGGTGCAGACCGATTCAAGATTGACCTCGTCCTGTCGCAGCGTGGATATACGGCGACCGACACCACCAGCACGGACAACTTCACCCGCGAGGGTTTCGTTGAGTTCATGCGGATCGTGGACGGCGACATCGTCAAGGTGGAGAAGTACCCCGACTATGCGATGCTTGAGGACACCTTCGCCCGACGCACATATGATGAGTCCGGAAACTACACGGTCGTTCCGTTTGACCTCACCATGAGAGGAATCTCGGGTAACGACACCACGCTCAAGGCTCACCTCAGCCCCGGCAAGGCATATGTGTTCGGGTATGAGTTTGAGACGCAGGGTGTCACCCGTCTCAACATTGACAAGGCACGGACAACCCGTCAGGTGGAGCGTGTGTTTGACCGCGAGGTCGGTCCTTACACTAAGGTCATCTTCTCGGGCATCACGGGAAGCATCCCGTCGGGTCTACAGGACTTCGGTCTTGACCCGGTACTCATCATGGTCACCGGATCGTCCGGTCAGGGAGATGCCAACAAGCGGATCGTGGGAGAGATAGGACGCGCACGCATGCGCAGGGCTGACCTGTATGCCAATCCGGTCTTCAACCTCTCTCTGTATGACATCGCCTTCACGATGACTGGAGCCGATTTCAGCCAAGTGGAGCGTTTCTTCGTATCGGGAGTGACTCATTGTGACCGACACTTGTTCGCCGTCACGGGAGGCTCCGCGTCGTTGGGTGCCCTCAGCGAGTCATCTTTGTTGTGGGAGATTCCTGACGGTTCCGTGATGAGCACGCTGGACGACATTGACATCGCGTACACATACCGGACATCTGTCGTTCCTAATGCGTTCCCCTACAACACCACCATATCAATACCGACAATCGGCAACAATTTCTCCGTGTCCACCACGGAAGTCTCGCTGCCGAATGCCGATGTCATCGTGTTTGACCAGAACGGTAGGATCCTCGGAGGAACCGCCGCACGCAACGGAACGAGTCTGGACATCACGGTTTCGGGATCCCTCTCGCAGTCAAACCGCCTCCATGTCATGGCATCGGTTGACTACGATACCAATGATCCGACAATCAAGACCAAGACCGTCTTGACGGAAAACATTACGCTCACGGGCGCATGGGGATCCGCATTGACCGGAGATGGAAGAGGAAGCACGGCAGATACCCTCTACTTCAATGGGTATGTTGATGTCATCTCTGTTCTTGCACTCACCGGAAGCAGGGACGGAAGCAGCACGAACCTGCTCCCATACTTCACCTTTGACAATGGCCAGCGTGAGGACATGTATGACTGGTCAAGGATGATCATGAATCCGGGCACGACCGGTGTCACCGGAGCATACACGGCGACCATTTCCAGATATAGCAGAAGCGGTGGGACATTCTTCACCGCTGAGTCCTACACGGGAGGAAGCCTCACCTCTGACTATGTGCCGACATTCACGGCGAAGTCAGGCACGGTCTATCGGTTGAGGGATTGCATTGACTTCAGACCAGATCGTGGAGCCACCTTCTCATCGGTGTCGCAGGTATCTTCATCCTCAATCATCCCGACCAACACGGCGGCGAACGACAGCCAGTTCAAGTATACCCATTTCCTGCCGAGGATTGATAAAGTTGCGTTGACCCGCGACCGCAACTTCTCGGTCATCAAGGGTGTCCCCGCACTCAATTCTGAGCCACCGGCGGACAATCCTAACGCGATGACCCTGTACAGTCTCGGTGTCAATCCGTTCACTTTCGGTCCCGACGATGTGACCGTCCGACAGGTTGAGAACAAGCGATACACCATGCGGGACATCGGCGACCTTGAGAAGAGGATTGAGGCGGTTGAGTACTACACCACCCTCAACATCCTTGAGCAGGATGCCAAGTCCATCTCGGTCAAGGATACCGCAGGCGACGAGATGCCGAAGCGTGGCATCGTGGTTGACCAGTTCAAGGGACACATCGTCTCGGACAACGCCGATCCGATGTTCGCTGCGAGCATTGACTACGAACTCAACGAGTTGCGTCCGTCGTTCATTGCGACATCGTTCTCGCTCACCGGAGGCACTCTTGTCGGCATGACCGGCAACCGGACCGACAAGGTGTTCGTCATGAACCACACGGCGAGCGGGGAGATCGCCAACATCGTTTCCAGCGACTACATCAAGATCAACCCCTTCGGAGTGGTCTCGTTCCTCGGCAACATGAAGATCAGCCCATCGTCGGATGTCTGGTTTGACACGGGCAAGCGTCCGAAGGTGCAGGTCAATGTCGGTGGCGAGAACGACAACTGGCAGTCAGGAGCATTCAACGGCTTCGGCACCCGTTACAACGACTGGGAGTCCATCTGGTTTGGAAAGAATCTGAGTGCGGAGAAAGTCTCCAAGCCAAACCTGTCCCCCTCACGGCTGATCAATGCCAAGGTTGATGGCGTTGCCCTGAACAGCCTAAATTCGTCCACTACGCCTGACTCCATCAAGAAACGGGTCGTTGAGAAGTCGGTCATCAAGGATGTCCTCCCGATCGCAAGGGAGAATGCCATCAACATCACCGCCAAGGGACTTAAGCCGAACACTCCGTTCTATGTGTATTGCGATGATCTGTATGTGACACCATTCTGCACGGGTCAGAGCGTCACGGACACGAAAGGCGAGATCACGAATCTAGCCTTCCTCTTCAATCGCACCAGCGTCGGCAACAACTACGGGTTCAATGAGCAGAATTTCCCCGTGGGACGGCATGTCATTCGCATCGTGGGCAGCGAATCGCCCGTCACAAATGTGAACACTCTGATTGAGAATCCCGACACATGGACCATGTCTGCCGATGCGGTCTATGTGGCTGAGGGCTTCTACGACTCGCTTTCCGAGTCTAATATCCTCTCCACCAGACTGCCGTTGACCAAGAGAAAGTCGGCCAAGTCCACCCGCGTCATCTCCAACCTCTCGGAAGTGGTGAACAGTGCGGGAGAGGTGGTCGGCTATCAGGAGCCGCTGTGCCAGACTTTCCTTGTGGACGCGAACAAGTACCCGAACGGCATGTTCGTCAGTTTCATTGACCTGTACTTCCGTGCGAAGGACTCATCCATGACCGTTCCCGTGAGCGTGGAGATCAGACCCACGGTCAACGGCTATCCTCACCCGTCAAGAGTCCTGCCTTTCGCATCCTCCACCCTGTACTCAGATTCGGTCAACATCGGCGATCGGGTGGATTCGGGCGATGATGACAAGACGAGATTCCAGTTCAGCACTCCGGTCTATCTGTTGCCGGGCACGGAGTACGCCGTGTGCGTCTCCACCAACTCCCCCGTTTACTCGCTCTTTACATCAAACATCGGCTCGTTCGCCATCAAGGACAACGAGAGCGATCCGGACCTCACTGTCGCCAAGCAGCCCAACTTCGGCTCGTTGTTCAAGACCCAGAATGCCGGTAAGTTGACCAAGACCGAGAACGAGTTGCTCTGCATGAGGGTGGGTGTGTGCAAGTTCACTTCCGGAACGAACACCATCCAGTTCAGCAAGAGCGATGCGTTTGGCTCGGATGTCGCGAAGTATAATAGCATCCGGTTCAACACGGCGGTGTCTCTGCCGGAGGGTTGCTCATACACGATTGGCTTTGACAATCCAGCAGTGGGATATGAGCCGGGGAAGAACATCATCCCGACAACCGGCATCATTGACCTGAATGCGGTCAACGCGAATGCCATTCTGCTGTCTTTCACGACAGCCGACACCTATGTCTCGCCCATGTTTGACCTTGAGCGGTCAAGCGTGGTGATGACGAAGAACATCATCAACTCCAACTCCAACACGACCACCAACGGAGAACTGGAGCCGACGAACTATGCGGTCACCGAAGCCAGTCGGGCAAAGGCACGCTACATCACGAAGCGGATCACCCTTGAGCCGGACATCACGGCACGCAATGTCACCGTGAAGATGTCGCTCTCCAATCCGGTCAACCGCTACAACGAACAGACCCTTCTGTCCTCGTCGGTGAAGGTGTTCATCCGTCCGCTTCCGGTCGGGGAGACGGATTTCAATAAGGTCAAGTACATTGAGTTGACACCGAGCGACACCGGCTACTCGTACACGGACGGAGACTTCCGAGAGGTGACATTCACCAACATCGGCGACGAGACGCTGCCGGAGTTCAACTCGTTCTCCATTAAGGTCGCGATGTTCGGGGACGACAATGGCATCGTGTACCCGCGCGTACGCAACCTGCGGGTGGTCGCGACATGATGCGACGGGAGAGGGTCAGGAACGAGAACTTGGTCCGAGACCCGAGGACCACTGCCCTCCTGTCCACGGACAAGGATGCCATACTCGCCTACGAGCGGAAGAAGCGGGAGCGACAGGTTCAGGAAGACCGGCTAAATACGCTGGAACGGGAAGTCGCTGCCCTGAAGGAACAGGTCGCACAACTACGCAAGAACGGTAACGCCCCATGAGTTGCACAGCATCCGATCTCATCAAAATCCAGCCCCTCACCCTTTCGGACACCTTCCACACATGGTTTGACCGGACCAACGAGGTCATTGATGCCGTCAGTGCCGTCAACATCTACAATGTGTCGGTAGGGGTGACCAGCGGTCTTGGGATCGTCAACGACTGCGCGAATGGCAACTACAACGGGACGATAGTGATTGACACCAATGTCGGCGGCGGTGTCGGCATCGGTCCCGCGAACTACAAGACCAACCAGATCGTCATGGATTTCGCGGACCTGCCGTTCTATCTTGACGGCGGGGTCTCGGCGAATCCGGCGTTGAATGACTACTACGCACTCAGCGACTTGAGCGACACATCTCAGGGACCGGCAGGAACCCCGAAGAAGATCGCCGCGCGTTACATGCTGCCCCCCAAGGTCACGATGGGTCAGACGGGCGGGGGCACGCTGGAGATTGAAGGAAGTCTCGTTGTAAAAAACAACTTGAGCGTACTTGGTGATACCACATACATTCAGGTTAGCGACATTCGGGTTGAGGACAAGATCATTGAGTTGGCATCCAGCCCCTATACGGCATTTATGATAGAGGGGGCAGCGTCTGATATTGGAGATATTGAATCCGGAATGACTGCATATGGATGGGGAGAAGGCGATTGGCCCAATCCCAACAATGAAGACATCATTTTCAAGATTCGTTCAATTCAAAGACAGTCATCCGGCACGACCGCATACATTGAAATTCACAGAATCTCCGAGGGAACTCCGGAAGAGATTCAACAAAATAGCGTCATTGAAGTTGATCCTGATGGTCTTGGATTGACTTTTGATGTCACAACAAATCCCGTGGGCGGAAATGGACTGGTTACGGATGTGGAACTTTCTCCCGCGGGTGTCCGAATCAAGGGAGACGAGGGAGACAAGGACTTCCTCTGGACCAACACATACAATCGCTGGGCGACCAACACGAACCTCGGCGTTTCGGACAAGGACTTGTTCGTCGTATCGTCCAAGTTCGGCTCCTATGGGTTTGAGGACGCTTCGCGGGACAACATCTTCACCTTCGTCGGTGCGTCCGGTCAGGATGTTACCCTCTCCATCGCAAACGGCAGCCTGACGGTCACCGGTGACGGATGGGAAAACTCGGCATGGAAGTTGGTGAAGCATGCCACCCCCGGTGCGTTGCGGGCTTACCAGAGGATGTCGCTCATCCATGACAGCGGTGCGACTGCCTATCCCATTGCCACTTTCTATGCAGGAAGGACCGGTCCCGTGTACGCGGGCGTGGGCGTGAGCGGGTGGGCACAGCACCTCAATGTGGACATGGTTGACGGGGCGCATGCCACACAGACCCCGACCGCATACTCCATCCCTGTCGCATACTCGGACGGCAAGATTGACCCGAACTGGCTCATGGCAGATGCAATCCGCAAGGACATCGTGGTGTCCGGCGGTCATGCCTTCCAAGTCGGCGATGTTGTCCGATACGACGCTCTGGGTGGCTTGACCTTCGCCATCGCGGACACCATCCCGACGGCAGAGGCGATCGGCATGGTCTCGGAGGTTGACGGCAACACGGTCACGGTGACCACAAGAGGGTATATCGCCAACATCCCAATCGCAGGAACAAGGTTTGGAAATTTCCCATATCCCGCCGTCACGGGAAGCGTCTACTTCCTAAGTGCAGACAATTCGGGGCGGCTCATCGCCAATCCGGATACAGGCGATCTTGACGCAGGACAGGTCCGCAAGGCCATGTTCCTCGCGGACGGGGTCAGCAGCGGTTATGTCTTGAACTATGTCGGCTCGGTGTTCGGTGGCGACTCCACCGACCGCGTCTACCTGCCGCTCCTCACGCCCGTGGGTTCTGTCCAGCCGTTTGCCGGTGCGACCTCCGGAGTTCCGGAAGGATGGCTCCTGTGCGATGGCAAGTCGCATGTCAAGAACTCATACCCCGACCTCTTTGATGCGATCGGCAACGCCCACTTCGCGAACGCCAAGATGTCCGGCTCCAGCGGAACCATCATCGTCTTCGCCGACAACATCCGGAACCTCGCAGCCAACAATCCGGTCGTGATTGAGTGGACAAATTCAGACGGACAGGTCGTGTCCTCCAATTGCACGGTCAGCAGCGTAAACTCCGGAGCCAGAACGGTCACCTTGACGGGCATCGGAACTGCACTCCCGACCACGGATGGTGTTGATGTCCGTGTCTATGGTCGCGTGGCGGGTCAGGACACCAACATGGTGTTCTTCGTCCCCGACCTGCGTGGCAGGACTCCGGTCGGGGTGTCCACCCCGTCCATTGGTCTCGGCGTTCAGGGAGGCATGACTGCGGCGACCCTGCCCGAGCACAAGCACTTCTCGGTGGATACCGCCATCGGAGATGGTCCACAATCGGCTGCGGCAGTCGGTAGTCCTTATACCGGCGGTCTGTCGGCTGGCTCGGTCAGCAACACGATTCCTACCATGCCTCCCTACATCGGGATGCATTGGATCATCCGTGCCATCAAGACGCTGCCTGCATTGATAATCACGGGTCACCACCATGACTCGCGATACATCCGCTTTGATGCGGCACAGTCGGTCCCCGCGGGAACTGTTGGGGGCATTGGTGGCGGATTGAACCAGTTCCATGTCAACGCAGCGGTCTTGAGCGACGGCACGCTGGGCAGAGACAAGTTTGAAAATAGACTTGCCATCCAGTACCACGGCGATGGAGTGACGGGTCTTGGTGACTGGGAGTTTTGGGCAAGCACTCTACCCGCCGCAGGTTCATACACCTACTTGGGGGCGAATACATCCCAGTGGTGGTCTCAAGCCGCCTTGAATGTGATGGGTGGAGATGCCAGCAGGGCAGTAATCAACATCTTCAACAACAACGCGAATTGGTGGTCACCGTCTGCGGGTCGTGCGGACGAGATGGGATTGAATTTTTATGGTGTAGGCATATCTGGCGCAACCGCCCCCGCTAGATTTGCTGCGGGAATCAGAGCCAGCATTCAACAAATTGATGTTGATGGGATTGATCTCACCGATCCTAGTAGAGTGGCATTGGGTTCTATAACCGGATCCAACAGAAGATACTTTGACATATCTCTCGGGGGTATCACGGACGGTAGACCTGCATTTGCGATCTACAGGGACGAGCATCCATCTGTCGCCGGATCCAATTCAAACGCTGGATGGGACAAAACCATACGGTATCGCTTGCCCCACGGACTCACATCGGAGAGCGTCCACAAGGGATACATGACTCATGTCATGCTTCGCTATGGAAGAGAACTGGTGGAGTACACCGGCACCTCCCTGAGCGGCTCGGATCTCCATGTGACGGGTGCGGTCAAGATCGGACAGGGATCTCTGTCAAGCACCCTTGATTCCGATGCCAAGATACTGACGGTGGATTCGGACACAGGCGTGGTGCATACCCGCAAGATGCTTGAG